CGTTGGAGATGCCGAGGTGGCGGAACAGGTCTGCGAAGCCGGTCGCAGCTTGTTCATCGGCGGGACGTCCATCGCGCGAGCGCGCGAGCGCGGAATCCGCCGTCGTCGCCGAGTGGTAGTGCGGGCTCGTCGACGGGTTGTTGCCGCCGGTCGGGTCGTCGCCACACATGTTCATGTTGAAGTCGGCAGCCTTCTCAGGCTTCACCGGGATCGGGCGCGGCTTGCTGCACGCGCCGTAGTGCTTCGGACTTCGACACGACGTGCACATGTCCGTCGCCGACAGCTTGCGGCGAGGCTCGGTGCGCGTCTTGCCTTGCTCGTGCGCGTCGAAGACTTGTGCGAGCTGATGCGGCGTCGTCGGCGGTTGCAATGCGGCCTGCGCCTCGGGCGGCGTTGACGACGGTGATGTTGAGCGCAGCACGGCGCTGCTGGCAACCGTTGGGTTCGTGGGCGCTGGCCAGCCGAGCTTGTGACGGCGAAGCGCCGCAAGCTGACCGTCTGCGTATGCCGTCTCGAGGATCATGGCGAGACCACGTCTCCCGGTAGCGGCATCGATGAGGACGCGTAGTCGTCTTCGTTGCGTTGGAACGCGCGGTCGATGACGCTGCGCCGTCGCCGCGCGGTATCAATAGGTTCGCCAGTCACGGCGCCCGCGCCGTCACTCGAGGTCGACGCACCCATGCCGACGTTGAACGCGAACTTCGCCGCGTTCTCGCCCATCATGCTCTCGGGAGGTGGTTTCGCGGTTGGCGGCACATCCGGCAGCGGCATCTTTGCCGGCGGAGGAAGTTTGGTGAGCGAGGTCGGCCCCTTGATTCCGACGGAACCGAGACCTGGCTGTGCAGGCATGCCAAAGGCGGCGAGCGCAGCGCGCTCACCCTTCTTCGTCATGCGCAGCAGCAGCCCGTCCATCGTGTGCCCTACGCGCGGACTACTTGCGGAACAGGTTCGCGAGCGGGCTCGTGGCGGCGGTCTTCGGCGCCTCGATGAGGCCGAGCGCCTCGGCGTCCTTGCGGTCCTCCTCGGCGGACTTGTAGCCGACGCTCTCGAGTGCCTTCTGGACGCCGTAGTCGTGTGCGGTCTTCAGGTGGTTCGACATGCTCGAATTATAGGGCGAATCTCACCCGATAACCTCTTGGCCGAATGTGCCGTCTGCGCGTCCGGGGGCGATCTGGTCGTAGGTCGTGAAGTTGTCCCACAGCCAGTCCGGCATGTTGGCGCGCGCGGCGCTCGTGCCTTCTGCTTGGGCAGGGTACTCGATGCGCTTGGTGCCGTGGCTGACCTCAGGGCCGCGCGGCTGCACGCCGGCGTCTGCACCCATCGCGTTAGCGTACTTCGCAAGGGCATCTTGGACGCCCTTGTTGTAGGACGCACGTAACGTCACGAGTGGTTGAACCTGGACGTGTTGCGATAACCAGAACCAAGCGTCGTGTATGCGCTTTCCATGTTGTTCTGCGTCTTCACGCCACGCGCCAATTCATCCCACTCGTCCTTCAAGTTCTTGGCAAGTGTCGAGTACAGCGCGGCCTTGTCGGAAATACCGATCGGCGCAATATCACCGTCCTGCACGGTCGCCTGATTGCGGACCTGCATGAATGACTCACTCATGAGCAGGTAGCGAGTCGTGCCGATGAGCAGCAGGTAGCGTAGATGGATGGGGAACGTCTGCGGCGTGAAGTTCGTCTGCGGTGTGATGGTGTTGAACGCACTCGTCGACATCTCGAGCGCCGCGTTCAATTCGGCATCCGTGAACTGCACATCGTCGAGCAAGATGTTGTTGCTCGCGATGTCACGCATGAACATCCGTACCTGGTCCTTGGTGACCGTGGTCGGCGTCGTGGGTGTGCCGACGATCGGCATCAGCGCATGAACGTCCGCTCGAGGCTCGCCGTCACCTGGGCGATCTGAGCAGCGCCGGAGTTGGTGGTCACGATCTGGATGCCCTGGTAGGGCAGGAGGACCGTCTTGAGTTGTGCTTCGTTGAGGACAACAAGCCGCTGCGCGACGGTGATCGAGATCGGCATCGACTCACCCGCGAGCGGTGCGGGGAGGTCGTCGTTGATCGTGGCGGGGTTGAGGTTGACGATCGAGATCGTCGTGTCGCCGTTCGCGCCGAGGTCCAGGTGGATCTGGCTGAGGATCAACGACTCTGGACTGTTCCAGAAGAACAGGCCCCCACCATCCCCAGCAAGCGGCGCATACTTGTAGACGCAGTTGCCGACCGCGAGTGGACTATCGGCACGCACTGCGCCGAGCTGTGGCAGCGCCCCAGTGAATCTCTTCGTGGCCGCGACCCGCTGCTGGATCGCCGTCGAGATGGATTGCGCCAGACGCGGCGTGACAACGGTGACCGAGGGAGAGGCCATGGGTGCCTATATTGTAGTCGCCCGCGCTACCGACGACGACCGCTCTTGGGCGGCGTCGGGGTCTCCGACGACATCGACGTCTCGACCGGCAGCGATGTCTCGAACGGCGGCTTGGTCTCCTCGGCGGGCGCTTCGACGGCGGCGGGCGGCATCACCACCACGGCCTCGGGCTCCGGCAGGGGCGCGGGCTCGGAGGGTGGCGCGGGCTCTGGTGCCGGAGGCGTTTCGGCGGGCGGCGCGGGCGGCGTCTCGTCGGGGGGCGACGCGGGCGGCTCTTGCGGCGGCTGCGCGGCGACGTTGTGCGCGGGACGAACGTACGCCCAGCCCGCCTTGCAGATCCGTTCGACGATCTCGTGATTCGCCGTCTCCTCGTCGATGGTCTTCTCGTCACCCTTGTTGCCCTTGGGCTGCAGGACGAGCACGTTGCCCGAGGTGTCGAGCAACGGGGCGGGCGGGAGTATGCTGCCCTGCTTGTTCGTGATGGTCAGATTCAACATACGATCTCCTTGTTCACACGACCAAAGCCTCTTTCCTGAGTCCCCAAGCAAGGGAGGAAAGAGGCCTTAGCCTACCCGAGGCTGGTCAGGATCAGGCGAACGGGAAGTCGATGCGGTGCATCGCCAGCGTGTTGCCGATACCGATGCCGGGAGCCGCGTAGCTCCAGAACTCGATGATGTCGGCTTCCTGCTTGATGTACAGGGTCGCATCCTGCAGCAGGAAGAACACGCCGAGGTAGTTCTGCGGCGAGAACACGTACACCGAGCGCCGCGTGGCGCCGGCGACGTCATCCACGATCTCGCGCTTGATCGTCGAGACGACCGGGATGCCCCACAGCTTCTCCTCGGCCTCGATGCCGAGGTCGTAGTGGCGCGACGCGACGTCGTTGCCGACGCTGGTCGCCGGCAGGTCGAGCGCCTCGTAGTACGTCGACTTCGACATCAGCATCTTGCCGATGGGCTGCTTGCGGTTCACGAGCGACTGGAAGCCGACCTTGAACGCGCTCGAGTTGAACGCGCCGGCGAGCGACCGCTGCGTCGCGAGCGCGAGCGCGATGATCGCGTTGATCGTGTCGAGGAACTTGGTGTCCTCCTGGTCGGACATGTCCTTCACTGAGTTGTCGGACAGGATCTTGCGGATGTCGTTCTGGTACGTCATCAGCTCGAACTTGTTCTTGGTGAAGCGCTGGCTCTCGGTCTTGCCGAAGAAGACCGAGAAGCGCTTGCCACGGAACCACGTGCGCGGCGCCGTGCCGTTGAACGGCACGAACGTGGCGACGGAGTCGGGCTCCTTCTCGACGATCTTCTTGGGCTGGTCCGTGTTCTCGTCGCGGTCGATCTCGTCGTCCGCGAGCATCACGGGCTCGATGATCTCGCGTGCGAAGGACTCCTGACGGAGCTTCTGGCGAATGAACGCGGTGCCCTCGGCCTCGGCCTCCTTCGTCCGCCCGTCCTCGACCTTGCGGACGAAGTTCGAGTTGATGAACTGGGCGGAAACCTGCTGGGTCTGGGTCTTGTACGCTGCCGACATGGTCTTTGTTCTCCTTGACCCAGGGGTTAGAGGGCCGCGGCGTCGCCGCCGGTGTACATGACGACGATCGTGCCGTCGGTCGCGGTGTTGTCCTGGAGGACCTCACCGATGATCTGGTTGGTGGCGACCGCGGGCTGCCACTTGCCGGCGCTGAAGGTCAGCTTCACGCCGGGCGTGTAGACGCCGGCGTTGAAGTTGCTCGGGTCGAGCTTGAACTCGGCGTTCGAGCGGAGACCCACGACCTTGTGGGTGAACTGCGACGAGAAGTCGTCGTTGCCGGCGACCACGATCCACGTCGCGACCGGGTTGGTCGTCGTGCGGTTGGGCGTGGTGGCCGCCTCTGCCTTGCCCGTGGTGTTCACGAAGAACACCATGCCGAGCGGCAGAAGGTCGTCAGTCCCCGGAACCGTCTGGTTGATCGGGAAGACTTCGTCGATGGCGCCCTCTCGGGGCCATCCGCGCAGGACGTCGAACTTGCTGTTCAGTAGCATCTGAAATTGCCTCCGTGGGGGACTACGACGAAACGATCCAACTGACGAACCGCTCGTCAGCCGCATCCGCGGCTTCCTTCACGGTCTTGGGAGAGGGGTTATCGGGACTCGCACCTTCACCGAGCGGTGCGATCGTGCCCGCCTGCTTGGCGAGCAGCTCCTCGATCACGTCGAGCGAGGAGTCATCGGTTTTGGCGAGCTTTGCGCGGACGGTGTCCGGCATCTCCTCGCCGTGCGTCGAGAGGTGAACCGCCGCGATCTTGTCGAGGCGCGCCACGCGCGCCGCGTTGGACGCCGAGGTCTTCTCGCGCTCGTTCTGCTCGTAGTAGTCCGCGGCCGCATCGAGCACGGCAGCGATCTTGTTCAGGTCACGCATGGGGGCCTCCGAGCTTGCGGCGGAGCATGCCGAGGCCCGCCGCCGCGACAAGCGTTGCCGCTGCCTTGGTGCGCACGTCTTCGACACGCTTGGTTGCCTCGACGCGCAGGTCGGAAGCAAGGGCGCGGAGGGTCTCCGACACCTTCATACGTTCCTCGCGAGGTCGGCGTAGGTGATCGAATCGGTGTTCGAGCGGAGGTCGGCGGCAAGCGCACGCAGACCGCGCGCGACTTCCGTTCGCGGCATCGCTTCGGCGACCTTGATCGCAGTCGCTTCCTTGGTGCGGCGTTCCGAGACAGCGTTCGCCTCGGCCAACACCTCGTCGACGACGAGGGAGAGATGCTTGCGCGCGTTGCTCACGCCGCGCTCCGGTGCGTGATGGCGTGGAGCGCGTCGATGATCTGCGGCCCGGCCATGCCGGTCGCGATACCTGCGCCGAACGATGTGTTCTTCGCACGCTCTTTCGCTGCACGGTCATGCATGTGCTCGAGGCCGGCGCCGACCGCGCCGCCCGCGAGCAGTCCGCCGCCGCCGGCGAGCAAGGCCTTCACGAGAGCGGGGTCGGCTGCGACCTTCGCCTCGGCGGCCTGCTTGAGCATGTGAACAACGTCGCGCATGGGCTCAGCGCGCGTTCTCGATGAGGGCCTGGGTGTCCTTGAAACCGGCGACGAAGCAGTCGCAGGCGGACTTGTGGATCTGCTGGACCGTGGTGTTCCAGCCTTGGGCGTACGCCGCCTCGGCGAGCTTCTCGAGCTGCCCCATGGTGGTGGAGAAGCCGAGGTTCGCAGCCTCCTTCACCAACTCGGGGTTCTCGGACGCGAACTTCTCGAAGCTCGCGTCGTTCGCGCCCGCGACCTTCGTGGCCTGCGGTGCGAGAGCTGCCGCCTTCTCGGCGGCCTCCTTGTACTGCGAGGCGCGCGCCATGAAGCCGTCACAGAGAGCTGCGCCGTAGAGCTGCGCCTCCTTCGCGATCGACTCGTGTTCGGCCTTGCTCAGGTCGGCCGCGATCTTGGTCAGGTCTTCGACCGGCGAGGCTGCGCTCGCGGTCTTGCCCTGCGCTTCCGGCGCCGTCGCTTCCTTGAGCGCCTGCTTGAGGCGTTCACCAGCGTCGTTCGACGGAGACGAGGTTCCCGTCTGTGCCGACGCGGGCGCGGCTGCGCTTGCGGTCTTCTCGCCGCCTTTGATCAACCCGAGTGCACTTGAGAGCTTCATGGGATTGCCGTCTCCGTTGCGTTGAAATGATAGGGGGATGGGTTCGTAAAAACAAACAAGCGCTTGGCCGTCCCCGTCAGGGCGACAAGACAGCCCTGCCCAGCACATCGGCCACTTGGTCGATGTTCGCCGACGAAGACAGTTTCACCGTCGAGAAATCGAAGTTTCTCGACGACGCGTGAGCACATTCGATGAGATGGATGACCGATTCTTGTGACGCTGTCTTCGGCGCCATCTCCGTGATGTCAGGGATCGAGAATCCCTCGTCCGTGCGCGCGTTGTGACCAGAC